CCCCCCCCCCACGCGGTCGGGGCTCGGGGGCGCTGTTTCGGAATGATACTAGGTGGTTGTGACGTATGCTAATGAGTCACACAGAAGGAGGTCACTAGTCCTGTTCGGTGGATATGGCTGTGGTAAGACCACATGGGCGCGGTCGCTAGGCAACCATATTTACTTTGGTTCTCAGTGGTCCGGAGCTAACGCTATGTCCGGGTTGACATCTGCGGAATACGCTGTGTTCGATGACTGGAAGGGAGGCATGGCCGGCCTCCCAGGTTACAAGGATTGGTTTGGATGCCAATGGCATGTATCGGTGAAACGACTGTACCATGACCCCACTATGGTCGAGTGGGGTAGACCCATCATTTGGCTCTGCAATACAGACCCGCGAGTCATGTCACGGGTAGATGATGGGATAGACTGGGCTTGGATGGATCGCGCTTGCATTTTCGTTGAGGTGGTGGGGCAACTAGCTACTTTTCGTGCCAATACAAGGTAGTGCACGAGCTCACCGCTATTGAATCGCCCGCATTTTGAGTTTGGCACTTGAACAGATCCATGATGTGATAGTCACCCATTCCCTGCTTGTCTTGCACACTAAACGCGGATGTTCCTTCGGAAGAACCCTTCTCTTCATCTGCATATACGAGGTTCTTGTTCATGCCGTGCCACCGCTTCTGTCGGAGTAGCACTCCGTTCACATTGCCGGACCCAATGCGCATGGTCTTGTCATACGACAGGTCGACTTGCCGGGTATCTACGGCAGCCGTCATGAGATTGTCATAGTCAACATTCCAGATGCCCTTGAACACAAGGTCACGAGAATTCTGCCACTGGGTGGTATCTCCCGTGGAATTAGAACCGGTGAGCTGAAGCCAGTAGCGAGCATACCCGTAGGTCGAGTCATTGTAAGCAACTACTACGCCAGGAATCTTGCAGCGGAAGCAGATCCGGCGCCATTCCCATGACGCACCAGAATTTGTGTTGAGTTCAACGGATTCGGAAAGACCCCGCATGTAACATGTCGTTGCGGACCGTGCAGCCTCTGCGCTCTTCAGGGCGGCCGTTGAGGCATCGCCCAGCTGGCGGGCTGTCGGAGTCCAGACACACATCGTTGTGGCACCGTCGCCGCCCGTTGGCTTCCCTGGAATCTGCAATGGCTGGCGTATGGCTGTGGCGCCGTAGCTGAGACGTGATACCGTCAACATGGTGTCCCTCTTCTTCGTAGACGTCATGTTCAGGATCCGCTTTTTCGTTGGAGCCCGTCTCCGATAACGTGGCGTTCTCGCGGTGGAACGATAGCGCCGAGCGGAAGTCTTTGTTGGCCTTCTTGCCCTGGACCCACCAGACTTGCGTTTCGCGTACCGTCTGCTTGCCATTTTCGGACTCCGGTTGTGTCATAGGCCCCTCTTGGCATGTGGGTCGACTTGGGGCTTTGCGCGATTTTTGGTCGGGGACGTGTCTACTTATACCCCGCCCTGTCCCTTTGTCCCTTTGTCCTGTGGATAATATTACTTTTCCACAGGACTTCCTCTTTGGGACATGACCGGCTTCCATCTGAAGAACCGCCGATATGTGCTCATCACCTACTCTCAGACAGGAGCGAACTTCGACTATTGGTCGGTGCTGGACCGTTTTACGGAGCTGGGAGCTGAGTGCATCATCGGCCGAGAGTCTCACGCTAATGGCGGAATTCACTTCCATGTATTCGTTGATTTCGGACGGCTCTTTAGTAGCCGAAAAACTGACGTATTCGATGTGGGAGGCAAGCACCCAAACATCCTCCCTATTGGGCGGACTCCAGCAACGGCGTATGACTACGCTTGCAAGGATGGGGATGTCGTCGCCGGCGGGCTCGGAAGACCGGGCGGAGACAGCGATCGGGACCCTGATAAATTCTGGGATCAGGCGGCAGATTGCCGAACTGCTGATGAGTTTCTGCACTTTTGCGATCAGTTGGCTCCTCGAGATTTCATCAGAGGTTTCACTCAATTCAGAGCCTACGCTTCCTGGAAGTGGCCTGCCGGAGTTCTGGAATACGATCAACCCGATGGAGTTGAGTTTGACGCGTCAGCGGCTCCGGGAGTCGACGAGTGGGTCGCACAAGCTGCTGTTGGAGTTGGCGCGAGCAGATCGAGGTGAGTCTTGCCCGTCGCCTACCTCCCGCTGGGGGGCATGCAGACTCGCTAGGGCTCGGCATGAGGGCCCCCCCCCCCACGCGGTCGGGGCTCGGGGGCGCTGTTTCGGAATGATACTAGGTGGTTGTGACGTATGCTAATGAGTCACACAGAAGGAGGTCACTAGTCCTGTTCGGTGGATATGGCTGTGGTAAG